ATTGCGTATACAGCCCGTGTCTCGAATCCCTCGAACCAAGATAACACCGAAACCTCAGAAAAATTATTACGATATCTCATTAGAGAAAAACACTGGTCGCCATTTGAAATGGTTAGCGCTTGCTTAGAGGTTACTACAACTCGAGATATTGCAAGGCAACTATTAAGACATAGGTCATTCTCTTTCCAAGAGTTTAGCCAAAGGTATGCCGATCCTACACAGGACTTGCATTTTAAATTCAAAGATGCACGTCTACAGGATACAAAGAATAGACAAAATAGTTTAGATGTAAAAGATCCAGACTTACAATTAGAATGGTTGCAAAAACAAGCGGAGGTAGTTAATGAAGCAAAAAAATCTTATGAATGGGCAATTGAAAAAGGTATCGCTAAAGAGCAAGCTCGAGCAGTTTTACCGGAAGGTATCATGGAATCTCGATTGTATGTTAACGGAACCATCAGGTCCTGGATCCATTATGTCGACCTACGCTCTGGACACGGTACACAAAAAGAACACAGCGAATTAGCAAGAGCTTGCGCTAAAGCTATTGAGCCTATCTTCCCTATGATTATGGAGTTTTGCCATGAAGATTGATTATAAGTTTGACGAAAAAAATCTAATTAATGAGTTTCAAAAATATATTGATTCTACTTATGATTCACATTACTCAAAGGATAAGTTCCAAGCCACTGAGTTTATTATTGACGGTGGGCATGGAACAGGTTTCTGTATTGGTAATGTATTGAAATATGCTCAACGATATGGTAAGAAAGGCACTGATGTAGATGCCCGTAAAGATCTTATGAAGGTCTTACATTATGCTCTTATTCAACTTCATGTTCATGACACGTCACAGTAACTTCTTTAGTGTAAAATAAAAGTTGTTCTACTTTACCTTTGTGATATTCACAGGTTTCTAAGTCTTTATATGACAAGTGATCATAGTTATAGACACTAGCACCTATTGTGATAAGTAACGCAAAGACCATTCCGTATACCTGTCTTTTATACTTCTTGTTTTCTTTTCAAGTTCAGTTTGCTTGTATGGAACGTCGTATCTTTCCACCATTTCATATGCATATGTACCAAAGATTATGCACGAAAGCAAATACGCCATTATGATCCAAAATATGTATATCAAATTGGTGGCCTTCCTGGATCACCGGTTGCCGCACTGTACATAACCCATACTAATGCTCCGATTGCGCTTATAGCAACGATACCAATAATCGCAACCATTTTTAGCGTTTCAATAAATTCTGCTTGTTCTTTTTGCTTTTTTATTTGAAGCAGCCTTGCTGCTTCCTTTGCTTCTTGAATACGCTTGGCTCTTTCATCTACAATAGATTGCCACGTATCAGGACCGAACCGCATATTAATCATGTTTTTCATCTCTTGCATTTTTTCAGCAGCAAGCTTGGCATCGATGATTTCTTGTGCTACATTTTTAATTCCAAATTGGTCACCAATTCCCATTCTAGATTTTTTTGATCTTTCAGCTTGAACTTCATCGTTGCCACGAAACAGTCCATCAACAGCACCGGCTATCTCACCAATATCTTTTGCTGTTTCGATGTTAGATTTGATAAAATCTACACTAGCTTTTAGCAGGGATATTCCCGCGAGGGTTTCTGCAATCATCTCGATTTATCCTTTAGTAAGAAGTTACTGGATAAATGTATGTCACTTGAAATAAAGAATGTCGCTCCGTAAGTATTTATATAATTTAGTATGTACAACGTATAATAATTGTGGTATAATAGAATATAAATAAGGAATGATTCAGTGAAACTGGATGGATGTAGGCTGGACGTGGGGGCAGTACCCACCGCCTCCACCATAAGGAGTCTTATAATGGATGAAGTATTATTGTGGCAGTTTAGACAAAAATGTGTAGAATATATTTGCATCAATAACTACTCAATATATCACGCGAGACTCATTATGATGGGGGCGAAATAGGATCGACAGATACAAGAAGGCAGTGGAGAATCAAAAAAGTAAATGCAAACGATAACTTTGCTCCTGAGATGCGCCTAGCGGCATAATCTCTGGGCTCGCCGGAGCCTCGAAACAGAATCCGGCAACTTATTTTTTAAGGAGAAAATATGTCACCACGTAATCATAGTAATTGGACTAAGACGCCAAAAGTAGAATATATTAGTAGCGAATGCTATAATGATCATAGCATTTATCTACGTGAACAGGAAGAAATTTTTTCAAAGGTGTGGGTTCCTATGTGCCACACGTCAGAAATGTATGAGCTAGGTCAGTTCCGCACTACACAAATTGCTGGTGTAAATGTTGTTGCAATCCATGACGTAGCTGGTGTTAGAGCTTTTAGAGATCACCCATTTCTTCAACCTGCCGGTATGTTATCAGAATCATATGAAGGTGATGAACTCCATTGTGAAGTCAAACATGGTGGTATGGTATGGGTAACACTAGATCCTAATCCTACACAGTCAGTTGATGAATGGACAGCTGGTGCATTTGATTGTATCGCTGATGCTATTGACACAGAAGAGATGGAAGTTTTTCATTACCATAAGGCAGTTATAGATACTAATTATAAACTATGGCATGACACAAACAGTGAATTCTATCACGACTTCATGCATTACTTTAATCGAGTGTCAGGATTCAATGATGAATATTTCGCTAGAAAGAATATTCCTTTTGATAATGGTCACGTTAACGTGTCTAGCTTTACTGTTAACTATGAAGAGTATGAAGGATTTGAGGATAGAGGGGAGTTATCTTTTCCCAATCTGCCGCCCAACCAGTGGTACATGGTCGATCTTTTCCCAGGCTTTAACTTCAACCTTCGTGGTTCCGCCTATCGTTCAGACACAGTAACACCGCTTGGTCCGAATAAAGTGCTTATTGAATTTAGAGGATATGGTCTACGTAAGGATACAGAAGAAGAAAGACAAACGAGGATCAAACACCATAATTCTATTTGGGGACCATTCGGTCGTAACCTACATGAAGATTTGATTGGTGTTGCAGGTCAAGGTACTACAATGAGAGAAGGTACCGAATCAAGAAACATTCTACATGGTCGCCATGAAAATTCTACAATTCATGATGAAGTTGGAATGAGACATTACTATGAAGCATGGGGAAATATGTTAGGCGTAAGTCCAACAAATCCTTTACAATTTGAAAAGGCAGCTTAATGGCAGAAGAAAAAAAGTCCGGTGTTGTAGTCAAACAAGACCATAATGAATTCGAGTTAATGCTAAGATTCTTAGGCAATGAATTAATTGCAATTAGATTAGCAGCAACAAATTTCAACGGTAAGTTGATTATGTGGAGTATTGTCCTTATGATCTTTACGTTTATGATAATGGAGGTGTTCGGTCTGAGTGCAATGCTCGGCTTCGGCGATAATATGTCATGACAAAATTCGGTAAACAATTACTAGCTGCATGGATTTTTTCTATCAGTGTAGTAGTATTTTCTAATCTTGCTTTTGGCGCACCAGTATGGGCAGAGAAGCCAATTCAATGCGCCACTCCAGCAGAAGTTTTTGATAGACTCGATGGCGATGGTCTTGTACCATTATTTTCTTCTATAGGAAATGCTAGAGTAGAAAACGAGCTACACACTAAAATGTATGCTATGTTGTATAATGCAGAAAATGGTAAATGGGCATTCATAGAATTTTTTGATAACGAAACTACATGTGTCATTGTAGTCGGTGAAGGTGTAGACTTTAATGTGCAGGGTAAAGAGGAGAGCTAAATGTCACTGCCTTCAGTATTAAGATTAGATTGGCAATTTGATGATGGTCAATTTGTTTGGGATAAAGATAGAGACATTATATTTGATGCAGCAACGTCTGATCAAAACTTAAGTAATGCTAATCTTATACACGCTTCTGGTGATATGATGCTACAACATAAGTATCAAAAAATGCTCGAAAGAGTTGACATCGATGGAAGTGATAGTGTAAAAGAATATCCTGGACCTGATCATGAAGATTTTATTGAGATCAATAGAATGCCTACAACAGATGATGCTGAAGGTTACTATCGATATGATGATGGCAAGCATTACGATTTTGTATATGTTGAGAATAAAACTGTAAGAAGTAGAGTTAAATTTAGAAAACCTACCGATGGCATGCATTTAACACATCCTGATTTTTTTAATATCAACATCGAAAAAATTCATGTTGGTGAAGGTGCTAGATGGATTAAAGATCAAATGGCAAAGCTTGCAAATACATTTGACATCAAAGATTATTATTTAAAAATATTGGTGATACAGCCTGGTCAATATCTAAACTGGCATCGCGATGGAGAAGTTTCACTAGCTGGTTTTAATTTTTTAATCGGTGAAAGTATGGATCCGGTAGAATTTGATGACGGTGTTTATCCTTATAAATCAGCACTTCTTAATATTCAGAATTTTCATAAAGTTGAAAACACCACCGATGAGAATAGGATTACTTTAAAGCTGACAAGCAGAGATAAGTCATATGAAGAATTATATAAAGCGGTCACGGAATATCAGAGCGAAAGATCTTGAGCTTCTTCTTGATGATTTCTACACAATACTAATTGTAGAAAACGCAGATATTTCATCACTCTTACCTGATTCAATAATCGATATTAATCATCACTCTAAAGATTCTCACATGATCTCTGATGAGTCTTTGCCCTGGCATACCGATGGAATATTCTCTAAAGATGCAGAAAAATTTACAGGATTGTATGCAGTTAATGTAGATAAAGAAGCATCTCCTACTTACTTTAAAGATATGAGAGAAGCATATAAAGATCTTGACGATGATCTTAAACAAAAACTACTTAATGAAAAAGCAATAAGTAAAGTTCTTCATTATTATAACAAATCAAATTTCCCCTACAAATTTAAAGACAAATCTGTTTTCTCAAAATTCGTTAAGCAATCAAATGAACACTACCTGATTAGATATGATAATCAAGATAATGAATACTTGTACTATAGCCAGATTTTTACAGATACTCAATACTCAGAGGAAATAGATAAAGTAATATATAATAAGTACTACACTCATTATTGGAAGCCTGGTCAGTTAGTCTTATATAATAATAGATTAGTAAATCACAGAAGAGATTTTACTTCTACAGATATAAATCGTGAATTGAAACGCTTGACATTCAAGGACAGTATAAAATGGAAATGGTGATGACGTGGTTTTTCTTTTACTGGATTACAGCTTTTGTAGCAGTGACTATGGGATACCACCGATATTGGTCTCATAGAGAAGGCAAAAGAAGTGTAGCATTCGAATGGGTAACACTTACTTTAGGATTATTCCTAGGAATATTTAAGCCTGTAGGATGGATTGGTGTACACAGGCTACATCACAAGTATACTGACACTCATTTAGATCCTCATTCTCCTGCACATAATAAATGGAATGTTATATTCTCAGATTGGAGCGACACTAAAATTCCAACTTCGATCGTGCGAGATGTTTTAAGCAATAAGCGCATACTCTTTTTTCAGAAGTATGGCAAATATCTGATTTGGCCTGTTATTATTTTCTCTCCTTATACAATTCTATTAGGTTACATAGGAATGGCTACATTAAATTATTTTGGCCATAAAGATGGTAAACCAGTTGACCGTTGGTGGATTAGCATACTTGCACCGCTAGAAGGATTTCATAAAGATCACCATGACGGTCTATAAATTAAAAACACAATTTGATCTATGGAATTTAAGAGAACTTGTTAAGAAAGAAGAATCTCTTATAGAGTATTATAAAAACACTCGTATTTCGCGAGAAGATCATTATAGAATAAACACTACGTTTCCTATGGGAGAAACTCATAGAGCAAAAAATAAAGATGCACAAAATTGTTACAATGGATACAATGGTAATGAAGAAGTAAATTCTGATTTTATTGCTAGTAGCAGAAATACAAATGAGAATCAACATCACATGATTATCATGGACGAAAAATTCAAGAGAGATGTTGATGATAGTATAAAGAATATGATAGCAAATATTGCTGAAGAAGAAAACATTCTTAACTATAGTAAAGTAAACATGTCTCTTATATACAAGAGTCCTAAATTAAGCATAGTCCCTCATATCGACCAACAGAAACCTAAAGCATCTAGAGGAATCAGATATCATTGTGTACTAAAATCAAATAATAAAAATATGATAAATGATATGGTAGTGAGGGAAGGAGAAATATGGGCTATAGATACTAATAATATGCATTCTGCTGAGAACTCTCATAGCACATTGCCTTCGCTACATTTCGTTATAGATTATATGGAGTAAATATGATAGCTAAATTTCATGATGTAAAATTGAAAGACATGAGTAATGAAGAAATAAGACGTTGGGCTAATTGTCTACCACGTGACAATGTGGTTGTTCTTAGAAATCAAGATCTAAATAAAGCAGATTTATCTCGTGTATATAACTCTATTGGAAACACATTAAAAACTGATGAATTTTTTTGTGATGATGAATATCCTGAACTTATGCGTGTTACTAACGAGAGAAAAGATGGTGAAAAAACTGGAATCTTTGCTGACAAAGAATTAGATTGGCATAGTAACGGGAATGGCAGGCCATCTGGCGTTGAGTGTTGTGTAGGTTTATACTGTGTAAAGCCCGGCAAAGATAGTGTAACAAGTTTTTGCGATACTCGTAAAGCGTATGATGACTTAAGTGCAGCTATAAAATTAGAGCTAAGTAAAATAAAATGTCTTATGAAATTTGAAAATAATACGTTTTATGACTTAGATGAAGATGATAAAGAATTAGTAATGTTTGAAAATAGAGGTGAGTACGCAAGAGGTACTGTTAAACCTTTAGTGTACACTCATCCTTTTGACGGTAGGAAAGGCTTGTACTTTACTTTTCATTATATACAAAAAATGTATAAGGTGCCAGCAGAAAGACAAAAATTTTTAAAAGAGTTTTTGTTTGATCACGTATTTCAAGACAAGTACATTTACCATCATGATGATTGGCAACCCGGTGATTTAATTTTTATGGATCAATTCCATAGCATTCATAAAAGAAATGCTGTAGAAGGAGATAGATTCATGTATAGAACAACTTTAGATTATGCTCATGTTTACGACACCAGCAAAAACTCTTAACGTTAATTTTAATTTAGATAGAATAAAGGCTCAGTTTTTAGAGCATCTTCCTCACGCGATTGAAATGGGAGAGAATAACTACCTAAAAATAAACTATGACTTTGCTAATTTAAATGAAGAACTCAAGCATACAGTCTATGATTTTTTATTTGAACTAGGATATGATGGTGACTATGAAATACAAAGTTGGGGTAATTACTATAAGACTAAAACCTATTGTGGCAAGCACGATCATATAAGAAGAAACGTTATACTGTCTGGAATTTTCTATGTAGAGCCTATGGATGGTATTACTCGTTTTTTTGATCCTATGGCGCAATGGCATGATCAATTCGGATATTGGAATATAAGAAAAGGCAAGCATGAACATACTGGCAAGCCTAATGAAATCCTGTTATTTCCTCCTTATCTTGTGCATGATGTAGTAATGCATACGGAAGGTGAAAGAATGACTATAGCTTTTGATGTGGTAACAAAATGAAATTTAAATACGAACACACTGATCGATTTGCAGTTCTTAAGCATGATGATCCTGTAAAGAGAAAACTTTTAGATAGAATATTCAAATACAAAGTTCAGCCATACTTTGAATCTCATGGTGATGTAACAGTAGATGATGATCAGAAGATATATCATGTATGTTATGATTGCAATATTGAATTATGGAGTATGATCTTTGAAGTTGCTAAGCGTATTGGTGAAAACTGTAATGTTAATTTAGATTGGGATGCGTTGAAACACGTAACTAAACTTACATATATTTGGATGCCACCTGGAGGAAAACTTAGACCTCATACTGCACATGCTTTACGCACATTCTCTGCTTTTAATATACCGCTAAGAGGTGATACTAAACTCGATATGTATGATGATGATCTGAATCTTATTGAGAGAGCTCCATATGATAGGCCGTGTTTTCTTAATACGTACCAACCACACGGAGTGCTCAATGATAGTGATAAAGAAAGACTAATCTTAAAAGTGCATATGCAAATTGTCGATATGGACATGCTTAAGAACAGCTATTGCTCAGAAAAAACATTATCTCCATTCCTATTCGACATGCCTTGGAGAACTAGAGAAAAAACTGGTGTCTTGTAAAACATTAAAAGAATTCGGCATAGATAATTTTAGAGATATGCTCCGTGAAGCACAACTTCAAACATTAGAGCATGGCCATAGAAATGCTGACTGGTTTGCAAGTCTTTTAAAGGACCCGTACAATAACGGTAAATATCACGATTGGTATATTATAGAAGATACAGCATTTGCAACTGCTCAAAGATTTGGTCATACCTTTCGATTGCTCACACGCTATTTTGATTTTAGTTGGTATAATGTTTATCCTGGCAGGAATCTAGAAGTAATAACTCCAGCAATAGATATATTAAAGGTTCAGCTTGATATATACGATGGAGGATTTGTTAGTTTAGAATACATGAGTAGAAAAAACCTTATTAAGCGAATGGGTCAAAGATTCGGAAAGTTTACACAAAGAAAGTGGATAGTTCCGGAAGGCATGTTTAAAACGTGTAATAATAATTCTAAAAAGTGCTGGCAACATATAACATACACCGGTAGAAATCCTGAATTGCAATCTATAACATACGAGAAATGGAATGACTTGCCTGATTGAAAAAACAAAAAGATCGAGAGTTAAAGGATCTGGACCTCGCAGAACCGAGATGGTTAGGTTTGCTGAAATTGGAAAGGCAGACCCAGATCTC